GTTTGAGATGAAGAGAAAGAGGCAATTCATTGACGAGTATACTAAGTTTCGGGGAAAAGAGGATAAATAATAGCAGCCTACTGCTGTGTCTAAATGCCTTCCTTACAAACATTCAAGGATTTGAGTGTTACATTTAAGAAACATCCTGTTACCAATGACTTGGTAGCGGTAAAGGATAAAGCTGCGATTGTGCAAGCAATTCAAAGTTTATTATTAACAAAGAAAGGAGAAAGACCATTTCAACCTGAGTTGGGTTGTGATATACAGAACTTATTGTTTGAACCATTAGATTTTGCGTCTGCTGGTACTATCAAACAAGAGATCAGAGAAACACTGAGTCGTTATGAACCAAGAGCATACGTAGAACAGCTCAGATGTGAACCAGACTATGACAACAATGGTTACAACGTAGAACTTCAATATACCATAACTGGAAGAGAAGACACACCAGTAGCAGTAGAGTTCATCTTAGAGCGTACACGATAATGCCTTATACACAGGTTGCCAATTTAGACTTTGAAGATATCAAAGCATCTCTTAAAGATTACATGAGAGCGCAGTCAGATTTTACTGACTATGATTTTGATGGATCTGCATTGTCTACCTTAATTGACACACTCGCTTATAACACCTACTACACGGCGTTTAACACTAACATGGTAGTCAATGAACTATTCATTGATTCCGCCACCTTGAGAGACAACGTAGTAGCGATTGCAAAGCAACTAGGGTATAGACCAAAGAGTGCTACGTCTCCTACAGCTTATGTTTCTTTTAATGTAACTTATAGCAATCCAACAACTGATACAGAACTCATCCTGAAGAGAGGAACAGGATTTATTGCTTCTTATGATAACAATGTGTATCAGTATGTTGTAACTGATGATGTAAAAGCACAAGTTATTAATGATGTTGCAACCTTTACGAATATTGAAGTTAAAGAAGGAACAAGATTAGTCAATACTTTTACTGTTAACTCATCATTAAAGAGTCAGAGATTTATACTTGATAATCAGAACATTGACACTAATACTATTCGAGTAAAAGTATTTCCTACTGGAGGTAGTTTTAGTGAACCATATCTAGTTGCAGATAACATTCTAGGTGTTGATGGTACATCTAAAGTATTCTTTCTTGATGAGATTGAGGATGAAAGATATGAGATTCTTATGGGTGATGGAGTCTTAGGTAAGAAACTTGATAATAATGCACGTATTGAAGTATCATATTTAACAACAGCAGGTCCTGAGAGTAATGGAGTTCGTACATTTGTCTTCTCTGGTGTACTAGAGAACCCTAATGGTGTATCTCCTAATGCATTTACTACATCTATTACATCTACTACTGCCTCTGCGGGCGGTGAAGAGATAGAAAGCACACAGAAGATAAAATATACTGCTCCTAAGTCATACGGTACACAAGACCGTGCAGTAACCTCTGACGACTATGAAGCAATTGTAAGAAAAGTATATCCAGCAACAAGTGATATTATTATCTTTGGTGGAGAAGATCAAGAACCACCAGAATATGGAAAAGTTTTTATTGCATTAAAACCAAAAGATGCTAGTTATCTAACGTCACTGACAAAAAATAGTATTGTAGAAGAATTGAAGAAGTATGTTGTTGCATCTGTAGAACCAAGACTAATTGATCCTTCTATTCTATTTGTTGAGCTTACAAGTAAGATTTACTATAACGGTGGAATGACAGATCAAACAGCATCACAGATTAGAGATAAGGTAATTGGTGGTGTACAGTCTTATCTTGATACAAGTGATACTGAAAAGTTTAATGGTAAGTTCAGATATAGTAAAATGGTTAGTGTAATTGATGATGCAGACAAATCTATCAATTCTAACTTAACTGATATAACAATGAGAAAAGATTTCTATCCTTCTCTCAATTCTACATTCTATTATGAAGTATGTTTCCAAAATGCTTTTGATAAAGAATGTGATGATCCAATCTTGTCGTCAACTGGATTTAGGGTTACTGAATATCCTAACTTTGATGTTTATGTTGAAGATAGGAATAGTAAAATTGTGCTATATAGACTAGATGGCGTAACTGGTGAAAAAGTTGTCCTAGACAGCGATATCGGGGACATAGATTATGAAAAAGGTGAACTTAAAATGTACAATTTAACTATCATTAAAGGTAGTTTCTTTGATAACCGCATATCTGTTAGAGTCAAACCACTTTCTAATGATATCAAGGCACTCCGTGAAGTATACCTTGACGTTGACGTTGCTAATTCCTCATTCACTGCATACAAAGAGTAAATTAAATGCCCGCTGTAAAGACTAAGAGAATTTCTACTCTCATTGAATCGCAGCTTCCTGAATTCATCAGTACAGAATATGAACTTTTCAGTAAGTTCCTCACAAAGTACTATGAAGCACAGGAGGTACAAGGTGGCACGTTAGATGTTATTAATAACATTCAAAAATATGCAGATATAGATTATTATGAACAAAATCTCCTTAAACAGTCTGATGTGTTGGACGTTAGTATCACTGATACTGATGATACAATTGTATTACAAGATGCAACGAGTTTTCCAGAGAAAAACGGATACGTTAGAATAGACAACGAAATTATCTTCTATGAATCACGAACAAGTACAACACTTTCAAACGCAGTTAGAGGTGTCAGTGGTAACACAACTCTTGGTGATCTTTATAACTCGTCAGAGTACACCAGCACAGATGCAGCATCACATAATGCTGGTCAGAAGGTTGTTAACGTAAGTAACCTTTTCTTATATGCATTAGTAAAGAATTTTGAGAATCAATATCTTGGGTCTTTTCCTGAGAAGTATCTTAAAGGAGAGGTAGATAAGAGAACTTTAATTAAGAACATTCAAAAGTTCTACAAAGCTAAAGGAACTACCAGTTCCATCAAATTTATTTTTAATACTATTGTAGCAAAAGACAGTAGTAATAAACCAGAAGTTTATAAACCAAGAGATTTTACATATAAATCATCTGATTCTGATTGGATCAGTGTATATGCTCTTAAGTGTAAAGTAATATCTGGTGATGTAAGAAATTTAATTGGAAAGAAAATTGTACAGGAAGCTACTACAGAGTATGGATACGCAGATGCTACTGTAGATAATGTATATGCTGATGGTACAGCAGATAATGAAGTAATTTACAATATTGTGCTTGCACCAGAGACTGTAAATGGTGAATTTGCAATCTCAACTAAGACTAAACTTGAGAAACCACTTGCTGGAACAGATAGCACTGGTAATAGAATCAATGTTTCATCTACTCTTGGATGGGAGAAGACTGGTTCTATTTTAATTGGTGATGAGACAATTACTTTTGAAGAGAAGACTGTCACTCAGTTTATTATCAAAGATAGACAACCATCAGGAGCTACTGTATATCCAACAGGAACATCAGTATACAAACCAGTAACTATTTCCAATTCTGATGTAACACTACTTACATTTGGAGTTGTTTATAATTTTTCAACAGAGTCTGGTCAACCATATTCTAGTGTAGGAGACAAAGTTCTTGTATCTAATCCTGGTTTTGAAACTGCTGATCCTAAAATTGTACAGACTAACACTAATCAGACAAGATGGTTATTAAACTCAGGATCTGCACCAGTAATTCCAACATTACCAAGCATACAATCATCTCTAAGTGAATTAACTACAGATGTATCATCTATTTTTGCAGATGAACAATATTACTACATAACATCTTCTTCTTTCCCATCATATAAAATTCTTGATGGATCTACAGTAAATGAAGAGTTACTAGATCAAAGAATTCTTCGCATTATTAGAAAAGAAGCAACAAGAACAACAGAAAAATATAAAACTCCAAATAGAGATGTTGGTATCCTTCTAAACGGTGTTCCTGTCTACGGTTTCAGAGATCATGATAGTGTTCGTTTTGGAAAATTAGAAGAAATTAAAATTGATAGACAAGGTAGAGGTTATGCTAAACCACCTTTCGTATTGATTGATCAGGTTCCTAATAAAGCTCGAGCAGTCTTAACTGGTCAAGTTGTAGAAAGAATTATTGTAGATACAGAAGATGTTTTTCCAAAAACTCCAGATGTCACTATTACTTCTGGTAGGAACGCATCTGTACGTGCTATAATAACTGGTGGTAAAGTAACAAGTCTTGTTATTGATAATGCAGGTGAATTTTATTCATCTCCACCAATTGTAAGAATTAGAGATAATGCTGGTAGAGGTAGATTTGCAAATTATAATTCAATTGTAAACACTGATGGTGAGATTACTGGATTTGAAAAAATTGATGAGGGTAATTTTTATAATCAGAATACTGTAATTGTAGATATTATTCCTGTTGGTGAAGATGCAACTGGTATTCCTATGTTGAAGGAATGGAA